GGATGCCTGGAAGGATATCCCTCCCAGGTTTCTATTCTTTTACATACACAATGGTATAAAAGATGAATATCTTCTATACCAAAATCCATTACAAACTTGGATTCTTTGTCCATTAGTTAAATCCTGCTTGGAACCTGTGCCACTCGATTGCATTCTTAATTTGAAAAGTTCTATTAGAGATAGTCTTAATAATCTCTTCAAGAAACTTTAACATGGTATCGTAATATTTAATCTTTAAATCTACTGCTGTTAATCTTTCATCAGCATCAAGATAGCGTTGAAGTACATCTTTTTCTCTTATCTTATAAGGAAAAGGATCTTCTTCATACACTTCTGCAGGTGCTTTGCCTGCATAATAATTGTATCTTTCTAATCTCACACGATTAAAAGACTCTCTTGCCTTTTCTCTTAAAAGAGTAATCGTATTGTATATGGTATAGTATTTAGAGTGAAGTTGAGGAATTTTAAGTGATTCATCATGTAAGTTATCTGGATCTATGAAAGAATCTCTCTCCCACATCTCCTGAATTTGCTCAAGATTCATAGGGGCGTTCTATTGTCAGGTGATAGTATATTATAGATAGTATACTTGAAAGTAACCTCTGCTGTAAAGTAATTGATGTCCGTATCTGAAGATTCGAAATCTAGAGAAGTAAGAAATGTGGGAAATAAATCTCTAAATTTTACAATAGCAACATCTCTATAATTACTATTTAAAATATGAAGACTTCCATCACTAAATGCATTTTGAGGATCTGTTAAATTATCTCCAGTAATTAAATCTGTATAGTTTTTACCAGTTTCTGGAAATCCCAATCCAGTTAACCAATTATGTATTGACATATAATTTACAAGATTTTCATCAACCAAAAATCTTAAAGAAAAGTCACCATATGTTAATTTATCTCCGGGAATATCAATATCTTTAAGATAATTGGGTTGAATTGCTGTTCCTAAACTAATCTCCGGGATTCTAGCAGAATTTGAAAAAAACGATACTTTTGGATATCTTGCTAAAGTAAACTTAAATCCAATAGGAGATAAGAAATTCCTATTATCTATTTGTTTATCAAATGCTCTTGCCATTTTTAATTGTATTTAGATAAAAAAAGGGATCCCGAAGGATCCCTGTAAGAAATATGTGATAAAGAATCACATAAGGTTGTTAACACGTACTCTTCTGTAGTAACGGTTAGAGTTAACCTTCAGGCGTCCAAGTCCTTGACCGTCTGCATATGAACCCTCAGCGAATGGATTAGCGACGATGCCGTAGCGAGTCTTAAATCCAATTTTTGGCTGGAAGGTGTTCTCACCAACGGCACGAACCATTTGGAGAGGAACATATGGGCAGTAGAAGAGACCTGCATCGTAAGGCGAAGTACCCTTATAACCAGCAACGAAGTACTGATTAGCAACGTTTCCACCAGCAGCAGAATAAGGATCGATATATACACGATACTTACCGGCAAGCACACCAGCAAAGGTGTTACCAGTGTCATCAACGTTCAGGTTAGCGTTGAGAGCAGGAGTATAATCAAGGACACCTGCCATGGTGAGTGCAGAAGCAACATCGGCAGAGCACATGATCATGTTGCCCTTTCCTCTACGAGTTCTTTGTGCGATAGCGTTGGCTTCGCGCTCGATTTGGAAGATCAGACCCTTGAACTTTTCAACAGACCAGCGACCGTTGGAGTCAACGTCGAGGTCGAAGATGCCGGCAGATGCGGTATTTGCTTGAGCACCAGACTCAGCAACCTTATAGATGGTTCTGATGACTTCGCGGTTGATTTCGGCAAGAATCTCAGTGGAGAGGATGTTTGCCAATTCCGCTTCGGCATTCAGACCGTGGATTGCCTTGAGGTCTTGAGCAAGCTCAAGTGAATACTCAGCTTTCAGTGCGCGAGACTTGGCAGTAACGGTGACCTTCTCGATCGAGAAAGCCATTTCGTTGAACTCACGGCTGTTAGTACCAAGAGATTCAGCATCTTCGGTATCCATACCCTGACCGACTTTATAGTCGAGTTGGGTAGAAGCGTTATCTGGGCTGAGAAGACCAGGATTGCTTCCCATGCTATTTGATCCCGTAGTACCTAAACCAACGGAAACACCATCAGAACCACTTACATAACCGGATCCAACATCACCAACAGCTCTAGTGCTGCTAGTTCCGGAGAATGCTGTATCTGCTTCGTCGAAGAATGCTTCGGTGCCGCTCTGTCCGGTATAACGGGAGCGCATTGCGAAGATGAGTCCAGTAGGACCATTCATTGGTTGGACGCCAGCGAGGTCATAAGCGACCAAGTTAGGCATTGCACGTCTGATCAAAGAGATCAGAACGGGATCGAAACCGGCGGTTGCACCACCAGCAAGGGATGATGCACCAGAGAAACCTGCGGTTGCACCTGATGAACCAGTGCCGTTAGTTGGAGTCTCGTAAAGAAACTCACGCTCTTCACGGAGCATTTGTTCTTGATTTTCCAGGAGCTGGGCGGTAACCATTTTACGATGATTATCCTTGATTTGTCCCATACCCTCATGGTCGAGGATAGGTGCCCACTTCTCCTGCAAATACTCTAAATTAGGCATTTGCATTTGATTTTTACCTCTTAAAAGTTTTAGTTTGATTTATGATTTAAAAATCACTTTTTAGAGACTCTATTCAGAGTGCTCAAGTAAGTTTCCATTAAACCCGAAACAGATTCTTTAGTCTCTGTCGTTTCCTCTGAAATAGTATCAGATTTGTCTCTTTGAGTTCCGGCATTCTCTGGGAAGTATGACTTACGCAGAGTTACCAGTTTCTCACGATAGTTCTCTTCACTATCAAACTCAACATTTTCCGCAAGAGAAGCGAGTTTATCCTTCTGTGAAAGTGCAAGACCTTCACAGACCTCAGAGAAGATTACATCAGCAACCGACTCGGCTAATCTTTGATTGAGAGCAATATTTCTTTCGATCTGCTCGTTGAGTTTATCTTCCATCTCATCTAATTTCTCTACCATTGTAGAGAGTACATCATATTTTTCTTCAGGGATTGATACATAATGATCTTCAAAAAGACTCTTCATTCCAACAAGGAATGATTCGGTCATCTCAGTCTTAAGACCGTGATCGATAGCAAGTTGATTTTCTTGCATCCATTCGTCGGCAACATACTCAAGGTATGCATCAACTCTATCAGTTAACTGCTCTTTGATAGCAACAACTTCTTCAATAAGAGCAGACTCATATTGCTGTTCAATTTCTTCTTTTACTTCGGCAATTCTAGAACGAATTGCTGCTTCAAAGATGGTGCGTGCTTTCTCTTGGAATTCTTCGGAAAGATCTTCACCTTCGAGAAGAGCATTTACGTCCTCTTCAACATCGATTGTTTCTTCAATAACTTCTTCTTCAGAAGTCTCTTCTTCGGAAACTACTTCTTCGTCAGTTTCTTCTTCTTCATAAACAACTTCGCCTTCAATTTCTTCCTCTTCCTTTGCCATTTTAGGCATTGCTTCGGCAGGTTTTGCTCCCTTATTAACTACATCTCTCACTTGAGCAAGAATTGCTCCAGCATCTTTGAGTTTAGCAGAGTCATCATCAACTCTATAGTTTTCTGGGGTAGGACCACCAAGATCCTCTACATTTCCTAACTGTGTGCCAGGATCTGCCATTTTAGGCATTGGGTCAGCAGCTGCTGCGCCTTTGGTTACTACGTTTTCCATTTCTTGTAAATTGTTACCAACGGACATTTGATTTATAGATTCGTATTAATCTATATTTATTTATAAATTAAAGATTTGAGAGGAATTCGTTGAATAAGTTCAACTTATGCTCTTCAAGTCTTTTTTGATCAACGAGAGTATTAATTCTTCTCTGAGTTCTTTCTGCAAGTTGTTCACGAAGGATTCCACCTTCCCAAACCCACTCTTTTCCTTCCATAATTCCTTGGACAAATGCATCAGGGGCAGAAGGATCTGCAACGATATCAGCAGCAGTTGCTAACATGAAATCTTCACCAACAACTTTACAACCACTACGATCTTCTCTCAGTGATCCAACACCACGAGAAGAAACGCCAAGCATTACACCTTCATCAAGAAGAGAAGATGCAATTTTACCCATTGGAGTATTGAGGATTTGTGCCTTACCCTTAAAATTATTTCCTTCTTGAGTAAGTGAAGTAATTTTATGAGAGACTCGATCAAGGTTTACAGTAGGTCCATCAGGGTGACCAAGTTCTCCCAGAGCACGACCCTTATTCACAAAAGTTTCATTATATCTTTTTACCTCACGAGAAAGAGTTTCCATTGGATACATTCTTCCATTACGATTTTTGAGGTCGCCTTGAAGGAAAACACCCTCAATGTATAATTTCTTACTGGCACCCTTGCCTTCGGTAATAATTTTTACGTTTGATACTTCTTCTGTGATGAGTTTCATTTGATTATCCTGTGAATCCTACTTTTGTTCCTAAGACATCTGTTCCGGTATTAACATGAACAGTATGCGATGGTTGCTTTTCTAACAATTCTGTCGTATTGGCTAACATAGTAAAAGTTCCAATTGTGGGACCAGCATTCGTTTCAGATACTGTAATTACATAATCAGTTGTACTTGGGTTTGCCAAGCGAACGACAGTAGCTTCACTAAAACTAGATCCAGCACCAACTGTATTTGGAACTTGAATTTCTGTTCCCTTTAATAAAATTCTTCCCATTATTCCTCCTCTTGTGTTGCTTCAGTATCTGCAAATAATGATGCGGCAACTGCTTGTTTCGAGGAATCTATTTTATTTGCTGCTTTAGCAAATAAAACGTTTTTGATTTTATCGCTAACATCCGATGCACTAGAATCAGTCGCAATCAAATCTATAATTTCTTCCATGTTTTTAATATAATTATAAAATTATTTATATTATATTAGACTTGTGTAGATGATCCATCTATTTCTGGTTCCATTGGAACATTACCAAGAGCATTTTGCTCTCCACCTTGTGGTAATGGCTCACCAGTTATTGGATCTACAGCACTTGGGTCTGGTATAATACCATCTTTAATTTCTTTTTCTATCCGGGCATCTATTTCTATGATTTCAGAATCAGTTTGTCTCAATACTTTACGACGAACATAATCTGCAGAATAAAACTTACCAATATAAGGTTCGATAGTTGCAAGAATTCCTAATCTCTCATTCATCAGTTCAGATTCTTTTAATTCTGCAAACTGATTGTCATAAATGAAATCATATTGAATATGATCACTAATCTTTTCCCAATCTTCCGGAGATACCACATTTTTGAGAATTAATTGCGTCTTAAGCATATCATTAAACATGGATGCAAAACGCTTTCTTAATCTACCAACAAACTTGGCAAATTTTAATTCATCTCTTAAAATTTCTGATGAACGTCCAAGATTAAAACCACCTTCCGCAGCAATTCTGGACTCCGGAACACCAAGAGATCTATAAAGTTTCTTTTGAAAATATTCTATATCAGAAAGCTCACCAAGATTTTGACCACCGGGAAGAGTGGTAATTTCTGTTCCCCTACCACCCTCTCTTCTTGGTAACCAAAAATCTTCAAGCATACTCATATGCTTGCGATCATCACGAACCTCACCAGTACTTGCATTATAAACAAGTTTATTACGATAACGATTCATAACTTCACGTAGGTATTGCTCTGCCTTTACCTTTGGAAGATTGCCAACATCAATATAAAAAATTCTGCGCTCAGGTGCGCGAGATAATCTATAAATTACAAGAGAATCCTCAATCATTCTAAGTTGGTTGAGAGATTTGATTGCTTTATGAAGATATGAAAGAACAGTGCCATTGTTTCTATCTACAAGACCAGATGTGCAGTATGTAATAGAATCTTTAGAAATTTTTATAGAAGACTTTTGTGATACTCCTGCGGAATAATTATTTGATGGTTGATTTGGAGATGGTGAATATACAAAATATTCTTCAATTTCTGGAGATATTCCTTTTAGATTATCAGTGTCTCCTCTTAGTGTAGAATTTTGTGCTATGATATTTCTATCTTTTTTCTTTTCTTGTCTAACAAATTTAATTTTCAAAGGATCAATATATCTCAGATCCTGAATTCCATCTTGAGGTTTTTTTAAATCAATTACTTTTAGATAATAAAGTCTTCCGTCAACATACCAATTTTTAAAAATTTCATGTGATTTTCTATCAAAATCTAATATTTCTTTAATTTTCTTAAATTCTTGTCTTATAATACTCTTTAATTTATCACTAGCATTGAGATTACTTAATTCAATTTCAACTGGAGAATCATAAAGATCACTAACAATCGCTTCATTAACAACATCTTCAATAGCACCATCACACTCCGGGTGAAGTGCCATTTCTCTATATCTTCTGATTAAATCAAATTCTGTACGATAAACGCCTTCAATATCTACATATTGACCATAAAAACCACTACTTATATAATTATCAACCCCGTCCTCATTAGTTCGAGGAACGGGGGATACTATTGATGGAGATTGTGCGTCTTTTTCCTCAATGGAAAAACCAAATAGTCTGGACATTATAATTTGACTGATCTATTATCTACTATTTATAGAATGCTCTCTCCACCTGCATTTTCAGCAGTGCCTTTAATTGCTTCCCAATAATGGACTTGCATTTCTACAGTAAATTCTTCAATCGTATCAGTAGTTTCATAACTTAAATCAATTGTAGAAAGATTCGTTGGGAAAATATCCCAGAACTTATAAGATCTGAGAATCTTTCCTTCACGATCTAATTGATGAACTCTTGCATGTCTTTGATAATCAATTGGATTTGTGGCACCAGTGCCATCATCAAGTTTATTAATGAAATTCATCCACTTTTCGAATGCGGATCTAATTTCAAATGTAGAATCGTTGATAACTGTGATTGTCCATGTTTCAAATGTACGATCACCAGCAATCTTTAAGATTCTTCCTCTAAAAGGAATTTCAACTGGATTGATAGTGGACGATGGAAGAGCTGCTGCTTTTACTAAAAATCTAGCATCTTCAACAACTTTACTATTTATTTGAAGTTGACTTGGAAATGCTAACTCAACTTCAAATAGATTTGGTCTTGCACCGCCACCTACTAACTTGCTCTTGAAGTCATTGATTGTTCTTAACGGAAGTGTCTTCTGTTGATTACGATCTGCCATTTTTCTTTAAACCTCTCTGTTAATTAATTAAACGTTACCGACGATTTCTTCAAACGAAACACCAGTTCTGGTGGCAACAAAGGTCAGACCGATGAAGTTAATCGATCTTGCAGGTTTAATGAATATATCTGCCACAAACTCATTATTATCTATCACTGCAGCGGTGTTGTTTGTCTCATCACAAATTACAACATAATCTATAATTCCTCTCTTACCTTGGACATCACGTAAGAACGGCTCAACAATATTTACAAAGTTTGTTCTTGTAATCTCATCATTAAATTCAAAGAGTTGATCTCTTGCTGCAGCAGAAATTGCATCTTCAAGATAGATGAATAAACGACGGACATTAATTCGATCGAATGCGGATGCCTTGGCAAGACCAGTCTTATCACCAAAGAGAATATTTCCTGCGCCGGGTGAGAAAATAACCGGATTAATTCTGTTAGAATAAAGAATGTCTCTTTGTACCTTTGATGGATTATATGCAAGTTTGACAGAATTCAATATAGTACCTCTTACTGTTCCTGCGGGAGAGAACCATGGGAAGTTATCAATATCATTTCTTGCGCAAATTCCTGCAATATCACCATTTAATGGAATATACCTGAATACATCATTAAATCTATCATACATGTATTTGTATCCACTATCAAATACTGCATAAGAAGACGAATTAACACCTGAATAGAAATCTACCAAGTTATCGGTGATAACTGAATCAGAATTAATAGTCGTTGCAGTTCCATCTGAAGTATCATTTAATAATGATGCTCTATTTGGTGAAATGAATGCAATAGAATCTTGTCTTAAACCCGCAACAGAAATTAATTTATTAGCAAGTGCTTGAGTTTGGAATTTATCAAATCTTCCAGATCCCATGAGTAAGAAATCTACATCATATAGATCATTATTTTCGAGTAATCCGTATCCACTAACGACATT